TTCCCCCTCTTCGTACGAAGACTTACCGGAGCTACTGGGGTTATATTCCGAAACCATATAACCCCGTATCTTTCTTTTAGCCCCTTTCCTTGCGTACACTCCCTCCATTTGAGGACTTGGTCGAGAAAGTCGCCCAAAACCTCGCTTCCGAGCCAGCTCTCGTAACCCTGTTTTTGATTTGAGAAGTGGGTTACATCTCACTAGGCGTTTCAGCGGGGTCCGGTCACTCTTCTGAAAATCAGGTCTATGGCGACCTTCATTAAATAGGAGCTCCCGGAGGGCTTCCTTCTCGTCATAACTTGTCTCCTCATAGGAGGCCACCAATCTCTCATCTCCAGGCACGACTGGCTCATCCGGCAACCGTATAGGGTCCCAAAGGTTCCTATGGCGATCGAAAACAGAGGTATTTGACAAAGGGAGGCCTAGGTCGACAGGATCGACTCGATAGCGCTTCCCTATCCTACTGTTAACGAAGGCGGACACCCACTTGGGCCCTGCGTTCTTGCAGGCCGTCGCCAAATGCCTTACACCCTCAACGGTCTTCCCCTCTCCCCCACCTCTCCGGAGATAGACAATCTCCCTCCATTTTCCTTTGTCTTGCCGCAAGAAGATCGTCGAATTGATTTCGGCGACACGTTCACTCACACCCGTCTTCAGACGGTTAATTTCAAACCCCGGGGGGTATCGATCAACAACGTCGTTCAACCGGGAGGAGATCAAGGTGTCGTCACCGTTGACCTTAAGCTTGGCGCTCTTATCTTCGCGTACTGCCCATTTCGCGGCGCAGTACGAAGAGAGACAGAGCAGTGGAAAGGAGAGGTACGTGCCCATCATTTGGCCGTGGCTAACCTCGGTTAGCTCACCCTCCGGACCTTCAACCTTAGGACGCAACGAAACATGCGCCCATTCCTTGACCCTTCCTGGGATCGACCGAGATCTGGCGAGAAGCGCACTGAGTATGACCTCAGTAGCATCAAGCCGCAAACGATCGGTAGCTCCTACCAAATCTATAGAGGTTTGGTACTTATTGACGCAGGTCGTCGCCACTGTTTTCTCCTTTGGAGGACCGACTAAAAGCCAGTCCTTCTCAGCGCAGGCGCTGTAAATTGACTTGTGGAGTGGGCCTAGCAAGTCGTATCCCGATGACGGGATACCTAATGGCCTTACCTTGCCCTGAGTGACAACTTCCTTGTAGCGGAGCCAGAATTGCCCTTTAACTCGATTTCTTGAGTAGAAAGGAGCCTTTCGGCCAGCCAAGACAGACGCGAGGTAGCCCTCTCGATCCGCATGCTTAGACCACCATTCCGAACCGGTCCAAGAAACGCCGCAAGGGCGTTTCTCGGCACGGGCGGACGCACGTGGTACGAAAGAGCGTGAGAAAGAGGTATACGACCTGTCCCAACCGACTTTAAACTCCTTCCTGATGAGTCTTCTGACAAATTCCAGGTAGGCGGGATCGGAAGTAGGTGGAGAGTCTTGACATGCTCGGTGATGCCACGACTCGTAATGTGAGGCGGGGGGGTGTTTGAGACAGAGGCCCTGGGGCGCAGCCCGCTTAATCGAATTAAGCGAGAGGGCTAAACGCCAACGTTCGGACCTCCCAAGTCTCTTGAGAATAGGGAAGCCGTCCTCATCCCAGCGAGTCTGGGAACGGGGAAACGGCAGAGAGAAAGGTTTGCCCCCTGGGGGGGCGAGAAGAAAAAGGAGATACTTGCCAAGATCAGGCAGGTCGAGATCCGGTAGTTCACCTTTTGGAAGGTGAAACCTACACCGAATGATCCTCAGACCTGACCTTATGGTCTCCTTAGCACGGTGCTCATTGATTGAGCAGACACACCGTGCCGTAGGGATGGAACCGCTGGCGGATTTAACCATACCCTGCGCCCGACTACTCTGTGAGTCCGTCGGAGTCAACCTCATCGAAAGGGCTTTTGAACCTGGAGATGACTCGTATTTTGTGTCTG